ACAAATTGCCCGTCGGGTCACCGTTTGTATAATAGTTATCCGATACAATTCGGAATGAAATTGATTTAATTTCTTTTTTTACAGGGATTTCAATTTTAAATTTTGTTGTTTTATACGTTTCTGATGTGCCGTTTATCGTGATTGTTTTATCACCGGTATCGGTTGCTGTGTAATATGACTGTCCGAATGTTTCTGTTGTTGTATCAGTGTATGTAATCAATACGTCTGTTTCGCCTATATTCAAACCGCCACTGTCGCAACCGTCCCCAGCTATATGACGTGACGCCACATTGAATGTCAATTCTAATGTGGTTTCTGTTTTCGGTTTACGGTGGAAATTATCAACAACAAAATTGTGATACAAATACGTTCCGTTTTCAAACGAACCCGAATATGACAAATACTGTACACCACTGTCGTCAGTGACTAATGTGTTGTCACTGTTGACGTATTTTGATAAATCATAAAACAGGTTATCCGTTGTCAGTTCTGTATTTATATCTGCTATTTTTGCTTTCAACTCGTCGTCCGCCGCCTGTCGGTCCGAAATTTCAGTACTGATTTTTTCATTCAGTGAATGCTCTGCGCCCTCTCTGTCCGAAATTTCAGTTGTCAGTTTTGTTGCAATTTCATTGACCGCCGCCAAAAATGAATTTTTATTATTGGTTTTTAGTCCGTTCAAATTGTTGATACCTGTAAACGTTTGCGCCCTGTTGTACATTGTTGTTACTGTTGCGGTGTTATATCCTACCGTCATTAATGCGATAGTTCCCTCTTCCGGTGACGTTTCAACATCTTCAACCGTCATTGTCAGCGTACCTGTTTCGGGTGAATAATATATACAAATATATTTGTCGCCGTCCTCACCTTTTCCGCAACCGAACGTTGCTGATAAATCCGCCGCCTGTATTGAATAACCGTCTAACAGGATTTTTGATTTAACCGTGTTACCCGATACTGTAACCGTGCCTATACTGTGTCCTGCGTCGATACTGACAGCCATATCCGCCGCAGTCAATGAATATGTAACAGTATGTTTTGTCGTTTCATCAGTGCCGTACAACTCTGTTTTGTCAGCCTTTTTGCTGTCTGCCGTCTGTCTTTCGGTGATTTCGGCTGATATTTTCTGTTGTAATTCACTGTCGCCCGTCTGCCTGTTTTTCGTTTCATCATTAATATTTTTTTGCAACGAACTGTCAGCGTTTTCTCTCGCTGTTTTTTCGGCGGTGATTTTGTCTGCCAAACCTACATCAGCGTTGGTGCGTTGCGTTATTTCTGTGTCCAATTTGTCGGACAGTGTGTTGTGGTCGGTTTGAATTGCCGTGAAATTATCACGGACAATTTTCCACCATTTCGATAAAAACGTCTTTCCGTCAAAATTAAAATTTAATTTCATTTTATCATTCCTTTCTAATCGTAATTGATTGGGATTTTGGTATTAAAAAAACACGCCGTAAGCGTGCTATGGTGGTATTCGTCTGTACATTATGTCACCTCTTATTTTTGGTACGAAAAAAGCACGCCGCAAGACGTGCTTTAATGTTTATTTGTTACTTTCTCGTTTTTTTATTTCCAATTCTACATTATCCATATCCTTACTGTTTGCAAGTTGTCTGTCGATACTTTTAATACTTTCAGCAGTATTATTAGATTTATCTGCAATATTGGATATGTACTTTTCTTGTTCTTCTAATTGTTCTAACTGTTTTTTTGTTGATTGTAGTTCTTCATCACTTAATGATTCATAACCTGTTTTCCAATTCTTCTGATTGTCCGACAGTTCGTTTCCAAAACTTGCTCCATACATCAGTCTGTCAATTTGACCTACTTCAATAGATATAATTTTATCTTCATCACCGCAATCAAACGGAACTCCAACGGCTACACCGTATATATTATTGGTGTCGGGATAATCATATATTTCATCGACTGTCGAAATATCTAATTTTTTATATCTGCCATTAGGCTTTTTTTCATAAATTTCAGTCTGATTTTGAATATTATCAGAAATGGATTGTTTATAAATTTGTTTAAACTCATTTAACGTACTTTCAGCAGTTATATTTCCTTTTTTCAGTTGGTATCGTGAATGATTAACGTCATTGCTCGGACAACTTTTTGTATGTTGTACGTCCACAGACATATATTCTACCTTTTTATTTAGGTATGTAATATGAAGATTATCCTCATATTCACTATAATTCATTTCTTCTTTAGGTGTTCCCAAAGCCTCATCGACTTCTTCCTTTGTATCGCCTACAGATATTGTTTTCCCTGTCGAAGTATCATATATTGACACTTCATTTGAGGATACCGAACCACAGGCACATAAACAACCTATGGCGAATATCATTACAATCAAAGATAAATATTTTTTCATATGTAAACAACCCTTTCTTATTTTAATAACGGTTGTATCTCGTCGACAAATTGGTCGTACGGGATAACACTTCTATCCTCTACCAAAAGTGCTTGGCACGAATATATTTCTTTTTTATCCTTTGATATTTTTACCTCTCTTGTATCATAGTCGTATTCGGGCTTACAATCTGTATTTTCCGTCATATCCCATATAAAACCTAATGACACATAATACACTCCGTCTTTTTGAACTATATAAAGGTCGTTGTTTATATATTCTGCCGGTGGTGTATATTTACTTGCTACTGCCATATTATCATCTTCTTTCTTTTCTGATATTGTGGCGGTGCTTGTTTGTGCATCATACTGAACGTCTTTTCCCAATGCCTCACTTACTGCTCTTATAGGCAAATACGTTGTATCATTGTACAGGAAGTTATCCTCTTGTACTTCTTTACCGTCCACAACAACTTTTATTGTATTCGGCAAAACGTTTATATTTTGCCATACATCAGTCGCATATGCTCCCACGCACGATATAACACCCATAACAAGCATACCGCATATAAAACTCTTGATATTTTTCATAATAAAAACCTCCCTTTTGATACCCAAATTGTACCACAAAGGAAGATTTTTGTAAATACTTTTATGAAATTCCCGTTATAAGTCCTCCCGAAACTGTTACAGTTTTTCCGTCTGCGGTTTGAAATGTTCCGTTTGCTCCTTGCTCAAACTTCCACTGCCCTACACCATGTGTTGCTCCGTTGCCACCATATAAGATAGTATTTCCCTGTAATTGTATATATGCTTCACTGATACTGTTATATACTTGGAAAACCACTTTTCCGTTATAATACAATATTAAATCGGCATATCTTCGACCATTACTGCTCGGTGCATTACACCACAATCCGTACTTATTGCCGTCTGCATCGTAACTTTGAATACCGTTTTTATCTATAACAGTTCTTGCGTTTTTATCTGTGCCTGTGGCAAATACACCTGTTATAGTAACATTACCGTCATCGTCCATTTCAATGGTTTTCTCCGACAACTGATTGAATATCTGAAAAACGAACGCACCGTCCATATTTCCGAGGTTTATTCTTCGTCTGCCCTTATTATCTTCGATATATAGCAAATCACCGTCTAACAGCAGTTTTTTGTTATCTGATTCAACGGGGTTTTGGGTACTGTTCACCGTACCGTGGAAGTAGCTTGTTTTCAGCTTATTCGCTCTGCCCGAATTTTTCTGAACGGTTTTTAACAGTTTACCCATATACCACGCATGGTAATACGGATTTGCCAACGTCGGCTGACCGATTGTTACTGACGGCTGTTTTGCGCTGTATGGGTAATACGTCATTGATACAATTCGCTGTTTATGTTCGATATTATCTTCAAAAACGTGTACTGTATCACCCAACGCAATTTTATAAAAATCACCGTACTCGGCAAGTTTACTCAAATCAACCACGTCACCCGTGATTGTCAGTTGAGGGCGGTCAAGTCTAAAATCGTTACCCTCGCCCTTTAAGTCCCACTCACCAAACGCCTTTAGCTTTTCGGGGTCATCGTAATCGCTGTAATCTCGGTACGCCTCGCGAATACCGTACTTCTCGATACCCTCTTTACTGTCAATGTACGGCTTACCGCCGTTTACAGATGAAATCGTCAAATCATCCTTGCCGTACATATACAGTCTTGTCGTCAGCTCTTGTGTGTTTCTCTCGACTGAAAGACTTGTCATATTCTTCTTTATTGACATTCTCACGCCGTTATCCTTACCGATACGCTCCACAACCGCAAATCGGTAATTGTCGTAGTATATTTCACCCCTGCCGTAAGCCTCTATGACGTTTTGAATCACGTCATATGTATTTATCTTATCAGTCGGGTAAAAGTCGATTTTAACGCCGTCTGCGCCTATTCTCGTCATACCCATTTCCTTAAGTTCACTGTCGGGTATAAGCTCAAACTTTGTATCGGCTATCGCAAGTTTTATAACGTCGTATGGGTCAACACCTATCGTTGATTTTGTCACGTCCGTATCGTTGCCGATTGTCGGCAAGTGATGATGAAGTGCGTCATCATAGAATATTCGGTTAGCTTTCACCGTCATAATTCTTGAACCGCTGTAATCTCGCTTTACAAATGTAATGCGGTATGCTTGTCCTTCAACCGATACTATACGATTTTCTTTTATAAGCTCCGCTTTTTCATCTTTCATAGGGTACTTAAAAGAAACTGTGTGCGTTTCCTGCAATCCCTCAAACACCGCCACTTCATACGCCTTGTTAAGATACGCAAGGCAACCGCCTGTGAAATCCGTTTCGTTCCATTCGTGTAATTTAAAAGCCATGTTATTCACTCCATTTCATATTATCAAAATCTACGTCGTACAAAAATTTAGGCGTGTAATTTATCTGCACGACACCGCCGCCTGTTACCGTTATTGTGTTATCCAATCCCGGGACAAGTTCAAAGAAATCGCCCGATATATCCGTCATAAGGCTTGTATTTCCGCTGTAAGCTATCTCTTTTTCGCAGTCAATAACAATATCGCCAGTATGCTTAACAGTGATATTTTTGCCGTTATTTCCTATTGTGAAAGGGCTTGTTGCACCTGTTACGGTTATAATAGGTTTGACGTGTATATCGCCGACATTCGGCACATTCCTATATGTGCCACTGCCATTCAATGTTAAATACTCGTCTTGTCCTATCGGTTGTTCTGTGTCGAGCGGTATTTCCGTATCAAGACAAGGACCGTCCAATGCGTCAAATATCAACTCGGAAAAAGGCTCTGCCTTATACGTCACTGACAAAACGGCTTTTCTGCCGTCGTGTTCGGGTGTATATGACACGCTGTCCATTACCCTTACGTTCCACTTGACAAACGGCATATCGTTAAAAATAAGCGTGCCTTTGCCCTTAAACCAACGGCTTAGTGCAGTCAGCTTTTTATTTAGTTCTTCGATACAGTCCGCACCGATGTTAAAATCAATCTGAAATTTTCGTGTATTGAAATATTCGTGACCCGACACGTCAGTAAAATCATATTCACCGTCTGTTTCGTCGGCACTTGCGGTAAACTCCTTTACCTGTGGAAATACGGGACGGTCCTTTGTTCTGACCGTCACTCGCTTAAAATCCGTTGTATTTTTGCCGTTAAATTCAAAACCGTTACGCATATCTTTCCTCCTATAATCCTACGTATTTGTTCAATGCATCTTGTTTTTCTTCCGGTGTCATTTGCATGAAGTTATTTATGATCTTCCTGTTGTCGCTCATTGAATTATTTTCAATTTTGAAACTATCGAATTTGTCAAGCATTCGACTTAGCAAACTTTCTATATTACCGCCTGTCGCCGAAACCTTATCGGTTATCGTTGCTACATATGCAGATATGTTGATGTCGGCATTTTGCAATCCTGTAAGAATGTTTTTCTTGCCGTCCTCCATTTGCTTGTATTCAGCCTCAAGACTTTCAATAGTGGCATTATTCTTTTTCTGTAGTTGGTACAATTCTTCATCACGTTGCAACTGTTTCATTTGTTCCTGCAACTCTTTGTACTTCTGTTGCCCCTTATCAGTAACTGAATTTGCGTACACATCAAGTTGTGCCTGTACCTCTGACATATCTGTTTTGCGATCCTGTACGTCCCAACTGTCACGAAGTTCTTGCTCTTGCTTTGAAAATTCGTCTTTGACATTTGAAATATAGTCTTGTTGCTTTTGGAGCAGTTCGTCAACCGCACTTGATTGCGACTTGTACAGTTCCATGCTGTACTTGTTTGTGTCGTCAATAAATTCCTCAAAACTGATTTTACCCGCATTGTAAAACTCTTTTACTCGGTCAATCTTGCGTTTTAGAAAATCTTCCTCGCTGTCACCGTACTTATCCCAATCATCATATGTACTTCTTAACTCCTGCCAAGCGTCTGCGTCCTTTTGCCATGCCGAATACTCGTCAGCATTCTTTTGAGCCACTGCGTCATAATGTTTTTCTTCAAGTGTCTGTTTTTCCTCGACGTATTTTTGATAATTAATAACGTCATTCGCATAAAATTCTTCAAGACGTTCCGCCTCTCTGTCGATACCTGCAATGTAGTCGTCTATCGACATATTGTGATACTTCTGCTGATGTTCAAGCCAACTGTCCGAGTAGCCTTTCATATCGTCATAAAGCGTTTCGCCTGCGTCCGACACGTTGTCAACATAATCGTCCCAAGTGATTTTTGCGTCTTGTAAATCTTGATAATTTCTGTCTTTTATACGTTTGAAAGCGTCAAGCGGTGTGTCGCCGTTGTCGCCCCAATCGTTTATAGCGCTGTGCTTTTCAAGGTATGCCTTTGACTGTTCGTTGAACTCTTTCGTCTGTTTCTGCATAATAGAGAAAATTTGTTCCTCAATATCGGCAATATCCTTGTCGTTCGATTTGAATTTCTCTTGAAATTCTAACCACTTTTCAAGTTCTTGTGCGGTCGTTACTGCGTGCGTTTTGGTGTAATGCGTCCAATCGTCCTTGGCTGATGTAAACGCGTCCGAATTGTCTTTTCCTGTTGCGTAATGCGGTATACCCATACCCGACATTATCGCCTTGGTTTGCGACGCTGTGTACACCTTTGCACCCTTTGACAACGGCAATAACACGTCCTTGCCCTGCGGTATAAATGCACGTCCTTTGTCAACGATTAATTCTCGCGGGTCAGATATACCCTTTTCATCATTAACCATTGCCAAACCGCCCTCAAAGTTTTGTGTACCTTTGGCGACTTTCTTTTTGGTAAACGTTCCCGTACTGCCAAATCGTGCCGCAGGAACGCTTTTATCGCTTAATCCCTCTATGGACGAACCCTCAACAGAAACAGTATAATGAACCATTGCAAATTTGTCTTCGGGTTGATAGCCGTCGGGTTCTGCACTGTCTTTTGTAAATGTAACATTTCCCTCTTTGGGTGGTGCTGTATAGTTGTCGGGTTCTGTGCTATCATTAGTCCATATGACTTTACCTGTCGCAGTGATTTCACCCAACTTATTACCATTCAAATCATTAATATCAAAACCGCCTGTATCAATATTAAATTTAATCTGAACTTCGTTATTTTTGACAAGTTCTTTTAATTTTTCATCAGCTGTGTCCAATACAGAAATATCGCCCTCTGCACCGACTTGCAGTTTTACGTCACCTTTTGTATTTACATCATCTACAGCCTGTTGAAGTTCCTTTACTACCGAAATGTTCCCATCGGCATCTATGACTATACGCTTATTCTCCGGAATCAGCCCCATGCTGTGTGCTAATTCGTTTGCCTGTTCGGTAATAACATCAAGTTTACCGTTTTCGGCAGCCTCTTTTACAGTCTTAAATCCGTTTTGCAGTAAAGCGGCATTTGTTGCAATATCACCTGAATATGCTCCAAACTTCTGCATTGAATGAACATAATCGTTAATTATATTATTCAATTCTGTTCCGTCACCATTTGCCGCTTTTTCCCACGCAGACTCTAAATTATCAACTCCATTCATTGCCAATGCCGCGGCTTGAGCATAACTGTTCATATCCAGTTTGCCCGCTGAAATAAATTCTTTCATATCGGACAATGATTTTTCCACACTCTCATTATCCTTATTTGCCACTGACATTTTTAACAATTCAAGCTCCATGTTAGACAGTTCTTCTGCTGTATCATGTAGTTCTTGATGTGAACCGTCCAAATCATCAAGTTGTTTTTTATAATCTTCAAGTATTCCTGTCGCAACCTTATAACTACCAGTTATCGAGGCAAGCACACTTTCTGCATTTTTAGCGGATTCATCCGTTATCGCATTTTCATAGTCACTACCTATTGTATTTTTATATATTTCTTTGGCTTTTTCGTAGCCCTCAGCCGCAGTAATTTCATTATCCGCTATTTTTGCGGTAATATCACTGACTTTAGACTTTGCCTCTGAATATTTAGTCTGCAATTCTAATTCTTGGTTATAATTTTCTTGTGCCTCGCGTCGTGTTTGTATATAATTAGCATTATTATTTACTAATTCAGATAATTCGGCACGTTGATTATTTATGTTAGATTGCAGTTCATTCTTGGTTAGTTTTGTTACTTGTTCAACAGCGTCGTCCAAATTAGAATTATCGGAATTGATTACAAGATTATATTCTTGCGATAGCATTTCCTTTATTTCTTCTAACTTGCTTTTTGCATTGTCAACTTGTTCTTGACTGCTTTCAGGGCTTTCAATAACCATTTTTAACGATTTGATTTGCCCTTGTACTTCATTCAGCGATTTGTATTTTTCAAGGCTTTCTTTGACCTTTTCATTACCCTCTGACAGCCCCTCACTCCATCTGTATTGTGATTGATACCACTTATCATATGCAACCTTTCCGGCTATCGCCGCCGTAGCAATACCCGCAACAGCTAACGCCGCCGGTCCGGCAACAGAACCTATGCTCGCAAGTGTCGGTGCAAACTTCGCCAATGCTCCGCCTGCTGAAAATGCCTTTTTGATGTTGCCGACTGCCTCAACAATTCCGCCAACACCTTTGATTGCTCCGGCACTGACTTTTGAAATAGCACCTATCGCAATAACTGTCGCACCCGTATTAACAACAACACGTTTTTGTTCGTCGTCCATTTGCGACAATCCTTTTGCAAAATCAGCTACTGTGGTGCTTGCGTCTTTTATTGACGGCAACATTGTTTCGCCGATACTTCTTGCCGCCTCAACAATATTGTTTTTGGTAACTGACAACTGTGACGCAGTTGTTTCAGCCTTTGCGTCAAACTCGTTCTGCAATGCAATGTTTTCGTTCCATGCTGTATTTGAACGTGTTACCGCCTCGGTGATACCTGCCTCACTGTTTGCCAAACGTAACAAAGAATCACGCAAACGCACTTCGGTAAATCCCATATCCTGCAACATACCGATTGCGTTTTCACCTGCACCGTCGGCATTTTGTAGACCTTTGATGAATGCGTCTATCGCCTCGGCAGGAGATGAATCAAACAAATTCTTAAATTCTTCTGTTGTCTTTCCTGTGATTTTAGCGAAATTCTCTAATTGTACGCCTGACGAAATCATTGAATTTAGTTCGGTGCTTGTGTAGCCTAAACCATCAGCCAATGACTTGAAGTCTTTGCTGTTGTTTGCGGATAGTAGTTGCAAATCTCTTAATGACATTCCTGTTTTGTTCATAACGTCATTAACCTGCGTATAACCGTTTGTAGTTGCCATTTGCATAGCAATCATAGCCTTACTGAACGCACTACCACCCATTTCAGCCTCTATACCAACGCTTGACAATGCGGTTGCTATACCTAATATGTCGGCTTGACTTAATCCGATTTGTGTACCTGCACCAGCTAAACGCATAGACATATTAGCTATATCCGATTCTGTTGTAGCGAAATTGTTACCCAAATCAACTATCGAACTTCCCAAACGGTCAAAATTTTCTTGGTCCATTTTTGTAACGTTTGCGAACTTTGCGAGTGTTGCCGCACCCTCTTCGCCGTACAGATTTGTAGCAGTGCCGAGCATTGCCATTGTTTCAGTAAATTTAGATATGTTTTCAGTTTTTATACCCAACTGACCGCCTGCCGCCGCAAGTTCGGTTAATTCTGCCGTTGTTTCAGGAATGGCAGAATGTCCGTTTATTCCGACAGTCGTCATATCTATAATTTCTTGCCTAATCTTTTCAATCTGTTCAGGTGTACCGTCAACAGTTTTCTTTACATTTGCGAAATTGTTTTCAAAATCTATCGCAAACTTGGCACTCGCAACACCGCCCGCGGCAAGTGCAGTCGCCGCATACTGTAACGGCTTAGTTACAGTATCTATGCCCTCGCCTACTTCTTTCCACCGCTTACCTGTATTCTGTAGGTTCTGCGCCTCATCTGCACGTTCAGCGGCTTTTAAGCCTTTCTCATATTCCTCGTATTGCTCTGTTGCTTTTTTGACGGTTGCTTGTGCGTCGGTATATGCCTTTTTACTTCCCGACAATGCCGCCTCTTGCGTACGAATAGAATCGGATATACTTTGACTTTGCTTTGTGTATGCCTCAATCTCGGTATTCACCCAATTCAATGCCTTTTGGTTGTCTTTGTATGCAACACTGTTTTTGTCAAGACTTTTGTTCGCCTCTGTCAGCAACCTTTTCTCATTTGAACGCAAAGAAATTTGTTTATCTAATTCCGTTTTCTGCGCTTTCAGTGCCGTAACATTTTTATTTACAGACTTGACGTTATCCTCATACGCTTTTTTTGTATTCGTCAATGCCGTACGGCTTGTTTGCAAGGTGGTTTGTGCGTCTTGCATTTGCTTTTTATATGCCGTAAGACCTTTTGTACTTGTATTATTATTTTTGCTTTGCGTCTGCTCCAATTTTGACAATTCGCTTTCAACACTGCTTATTGTCGCCTCTAAGTCGGACGCATCACCTCTTATTCTTACTACTAATTCCGCCGCGTCAGCCACTACAAATCACCTCACTACATTCCATAAAACATTTTTAAATACGGGTCATTTCCCGTATATTCTTCTTCCTCGTCCTCGATTATAACTGCAAGTAATAATCTTGGGTCTTGTTTTGCCAAATCATTCGGCAATATACCGTGATATTTCAGCATTGTCCCATATAAATCGCTTAATCTTCCTTTTCGGTTGCCTGCTCCGGCAGGCTTTCCTCGTTTTTTCCCGTAAAATCGTCCATAAACCACTTCATAACTTCACGACACATTCTCATTTTTGCTGAAACAGCCGTGTCCAAAATATCTTGTGTCGCCTCTGTACCCTCAAACAGATAGTCAACGGCATCTGCACATACCGACGTAGCCGTTACTTTTTCACCCTCTGCAACGTCCATATATTCTTTTTCAACCAACGTTGCCGCACCGAAACACCACGGTTTTGATACATACTTCTTTTTGTTGTGTACAAATGTTAATACTCTTTGCATTGTTACTCGCTCCTCTCTATACGAAAAAAGCACGCCTTTCGGCGTGCCTTGTCTTAAAGTGCTTTCTTCACTGGATAGTAGTTCATATCCTTAAACCAGTTTTCCTCAAGTTCTGTCTTTGTAACGCCCTCCGGCAAATCGCTTTCGTCAAAGTATGCGTAATAGTTGTTGTCAAAATCACGTTGTACGGCTGTGTATGTAGCCTTTGCGGTTTGCTTTTCAGGTGCACCGCTTGACGCCTTAGTCTTACCGCCTACGTTTGACGCAAAGCTGTATGAACCCTTGTAATATCTTACATAACGGTATGAGCCGTCGGATTTCATAATTCTCCACGCAACACCGAAATAAACGGTTTTTGTATCGTTGCCGACCTCTACTACACCGTCTTTTTGTGTCAGTCCACGCCACATTGAATCAACTTCCGGTGGAATATCGGCATTTGTGATGTCGTGACCTAATTTTTCAATGTAGTTTGATGTTTCATACGCACCGTTATCGGCGTCAAAAACATCACTGCCGCCTGCGTCTGTCGGTGCAATTTCGACAGTACCTCTCAAATTATACGGGTCACCATATGTTGCACCCTCTGATGTGTCTGTTAAAACTGCGAAAAATGTGTACTTGTCCACACCTATTGTAGGTAGTGGTTTTCTTTTTTCTGTATTTGCCATAAATCAATCATTCCTTTCTACTACTTTTACAAATCTCATTGTCCTATGTTTTATACTCTTGTCGTCGGGATTGGGTACGTCCATTGTCATTTCGTGATAATATTCATTATCAGTCAACAATTTATATACCCTCTCCGACAATTCAAAACACGTTTGCGGATAATCGGCGTAAATATCAATCTGAACAGTCGTATCATTCGTAACGACCGTATTGTCATATGACATTGAGCCTTTGTCCGTTAGCGTGTAATATGCTATTGCAGGCAATTTATTAAAATTATCGGGATATGCAAAGCATACACTTACACCGTCTATTTGCTTTAAAATATTCCGCAATTCAAGGTTAATATCATACACCGTATCACCCTCCCTACGCTAACACAAATACTTCGTATTTGCTCGCTATAACTCGTTTCACGAGTTATACACCTCCTTAAACTTAGCGATTATCTCGCTGATGTTATTTTTCAGTGCAGGTACGAGGAACGGCTGTGGAGCTTGACCCGATGTTGTAAAAAACCGACCGCCACTGTAATAAGTCCAATGGCTTTTTGAGGTATGCGAAACAGACTTATCGCCCTTTGAGCCTGTGCCAAATTCGACATAAATACCGTAATCGGCAGTCGGACCGATTGCAACACTGTCACCGTCCACTTGGCTTACGATACTGCCCTTTAAACGTCCTGTTGCAAAAGGACAGTTTGCCACTGCGTGCGCTCTTACGACTTCACCCGCCATTGCCAAACCTCGCTGTATTTTATCGCCCGACGCATACTGTGTCAGCTTGTCAACAACGTCGTCTATCCCCTCGATTGAAAAATTCATTTCAGCCTACTCCTTTCGAGCATTGCTACCAAACCGCTGTCCCATTTCTGCACATATGTTATATCATATATGTCGCCGTCATATTCAACCCTGTTACCGACCTTTACATCGTCTGACATATCGCAGAACATACGCATTTGACATTCTATATCCAAACCGTATTGCTCTCTTGCTCTGCCACCACTGTACGGTTGTATATCGGCTTTGATTTCGGATAATACCGTCTTTTCGGCTTTGCCTGTATAGTCGTCAATCTCGTATTCTGCAATTATGACGTCCTTATTATAAAACCTACTAAATACCGACATCACTCGGAACACGCCCCTTTCGTTTGCGGAACGGGTCAAGACGTTTATAATAATTGCTGAAAATCTCGTCATTATCATTTTCGGCATATGTCACGGAACGTTCGCCCTCGCTTACGCTCTTGACTACCTCGGGACTTTTACTGTCCCCATAGCCTTTTATTCTGTACATATCCGCCGCAATCTTCGGAACAAGACTTTCAAGCTGACGGGGCAAAACCTCAATATGACAGTAAGACATAATCATATTAATTGTGTCGTCAATCAAAAAGGACAACAAGCCGTCTTGCTCGTCGTCCTTAATTCCCAACAACATTTTTAGTGTCCCCAACTGTTCCATATTATTCACCGCTTAAAACGTCGGCACTGCCCGACTTTCTCGCTTTGCCGTCTGCGGTAACTTCCGCAACTGTAATCTTGTGACCGTTTGTCTCAGTAATTTCATCACCGTTGTTAAACTCTGTCCACTTCGACAAATCGTCGTCATACGCAACACTTGGAGCGGTGCTTGCGGCAGTCTTGTAAACCAACTTGTGACCGCCGATAGGCTTTGGCGATACTGTAATAACAGTGTTGCCTGTTGTTCCTGCAACCGATTCAACTGTCAATTCGCCAAGTGTCGGAACACCGTTCTTAAATGCGGCAAATGCGTCGTCCTTAACCACAAGGAAACCTAAACGCATAGTAGCTTTGATTGCAACCATATCCTGCTCCGCAAGTGATAGCGGTTTACCGTCACTGTCAAGAGTGCCTTGTAGTGTTGCCTCTGTAAGAATTTCGTAATTAATACCTGCACGCATACCGACAACGGCATACTTGAAGTTACCTGTGATAATATCGGCACGTTTATTGTCCCACGCACCGTTACGTACAAATTCGATAGGCTGACCGTACAGCTCACCGCCTGTTGTACCGTTGACATATGCAGGTGCGCCGTTTGCGTCACGCAATTTTCTCAGCATATTCTTAACACCGATACGACCGATAAATCCCGACGGGTCATAGCCGTTTTCTTCAATCATCGACATTGCGTCAGACATAGCAATATCAATATTTGCGTTGTCCGTAACAACCATATGCTTACTGTCGATAGCGTTCATAATGTTTGTCTTGAACGGTGAATTTGTACCGAAAATGCACGCCGCGTCAATCGCTCTGTAAAATGCCTCTGCGATTTCCGGCTTTAGTTCTTCAAATACGCTGATAGTCGTATCTTCCAACTTTTCCTTTGTTACCGGAATAATAACGGCTAACTTCTTAGCTTCGATTTCAGGGTGAATCCAAGTAGCACCGCTTGTTTTAATTCTCTCACCCTCACCGACCCAGTAAGCACCCGGACCGTCTGTAAGTACGTTAAACTTTTTCTTCTCGTGTTTCATTTCCTCGACTTTCGCCATTCTTAAAACACTTGAACCCCTTGTCACCATTTTGATGATTTCTGTTGCTTGTTCGACAGGTACAAAGCCTGTCAATTCATTTTTCAAATAACCCATTTATTTCACTCCTTATCTCTGATTTTCTCTGATTATGTCCATAAAACTGCCTGTGTTGTGACCGCCACTGCCACCGTTTAAATTCGGTGTTTTGCCCTTTAAACGCTCGGTAACACCTGCTTGTACATCTTTGTCATAGCTTTCTTTTATCTTGTCGATAACCGCCTTTGTGCTATCCTTATCCTCTGCTACAATGTACTTTGCAATCTCGGCGGACAATCCGACTTTGGCAAGTTCCGTTTCGGCATATGCAACGATTTTTTCACGTTCAAACTCTGCCTTTGCTTTTTCAAATTCTGCCCTTTCCTTGTCGTCGTCCTCTTTTTTTCTTTGTTCGTTTGTCAACTTGGCTTTTCTCATGCCCTCTTCTTCGGCTTTTTTTAATTTTTCTTCAACTTCCTTTTCCCACTTCTCTTTTGCCGCCGCTACTGCGTCATCAATCGCCTTTTGATTGTCGCCGTTATTCGGTGCGGGAGGCTCCGGAGGTGTTGGATTTGGATTTGGATTTGGATTTGGATTTGGTGTTGGCTCTGCCATTCAAATCATTCCTTTCTAAAAAAAATTGTATAAAAATAAGACGTATAACCCCACGTCTAACAGGGAGATAATCGGATCACCATTCCTTTCTTCTATGTGTATGTTGTGCCTACTCTCACACTATCACCGCCTTTCAATAAATTTGAATATCAAAAAAGCACGTCCGAAAACGTGCTTTTGCGTATATTTAGTTATTTTTATCTGAAAATTATCTCATTGCCTTTATCCACAAAATCATCAGGAATATTTTGTAGTACAATCCACGGTGAGCCACCTTTTGAAAAGCACCCTCTTGTTTTTTCAACTTTAAACTCTTTTGTCGTATATACTTGCTTATGCTTATTGATGATTTGCAATAGTTTCGCATTCGTAAAATCTTCCTTGCACGGAGTGCAATCCACAATAAATTGATTGTTTATTTTTTGAACATTTATTATTTCACACATAACTATCACTCCAAATACAATAAATTTCGTACGTCTTTTAATTTTTTACCCGTTTTATGTAATCTATATACCCCGTCCCTTGCGAGTACCATTCTTTCGCTGTTTGATAAATTGGGTGTTAATATTGCCGCCCTCAAACTCGCCTGCACTTCTTCTAAAATATCATCACTTTGCGTCTTTCCGTTCAAAAATGCCGCACGGTGTCCGATTATTTCGTGAGCTATGGCACCTTTCATAGAAACATTACTGTTTGGATTGGATTGCTTTTTCTCTGACGGATATACATCAGTTCCAATTCGTAAAACGTCCGCTAAAGAGCCATATGCTGTACAATCATAATCAACATAATAAATACGTTCTCTTGGCATACCCAAAGAAACCGCATAATCTTTAATGCTGTCTATTTGTTCCTGTGAAAGATTTTTCTCGTTTCTTCTTCCGCCCGTAGATACTTTCAATGTATCTTTATCTACCTTTATTATACCACGTTTTTCACTATTTGCAACATATTTTAACGAATTTCTTTGCTCGTCCGACAGACTGTTTTTCCATTCGTAAAACGTCATACTTCCGTCAACCTTGTAATTTTCGCCTGTGAGTGGGTCACGGGCGATACGGCTTGTTAAATTCACGTCTGCCATAATCGTAACGCACCGACAACGTGGGTGTATCGGTGGGAAGTTTTCGCCCTCAACGGCTTTGTCGGTATCAAACACGCTACCGTCAAGACTTCCGCACCTGTCACACGTCAATTCAGACAGTGCCGCTACAAAACGATACTGTTTTATACCTATTTCCTCATACGCCATCTTTTGACCTTGGTTCATAAAATGAGCCGTTTCACTCCTCACAAGAGTTTCGGCTGATGTTCGTATTCCACCCGGTGCAGTATCTTTGACGTAATCAATCAGCTTATCAGTCATACGGCTTACGCTGTGACCGCTGATTATACCGTCCTCAATCGTCTGTCCGACTGCCTGTATAAATCTGTCGTTATGTATCCACACTCTCTCGCTGTAGTTGTGACCGTGCCACGGCTCTCTTAATACCATATTAACCGCTCTTTGCGGAATTAGTGAAAAATCAATTCCGCAATTCAATCCTTGTGCGGTATCAAAAATATTCGTATAATAAGCCGTCTTTACTGCACTGTCATACAGTTTCTTTTGTTCCTTTATAGCCTCATTCGCAACGTGTCTGAAATAGATGTACACATTACGTTTCAATCCCTCTAATCGGCTAATTCTCGCACCGTATGACTGTGCATTTATGCGGTTTAGAATTTCCTTTTTGACTGTCTTGTCGTCTGTTTCGTCGTACAGTTCAAGCAGTTCTTCGTACTGCTTATCGCTGTCGGCTATGCTCATTAATCGGCGTGCCTCTTTTTCGGGTATATCGGTTGAAATATAGGCTTTAAACGTTTTCTCAATGTCATTGTTTACATTCTTGATTGCTCGCTCATATGCCTTAATTACACCGTCCTTAACGCTGTCCGCTTGCGATTGTAAATATGTTTCAACTTCAACGGCACGCTTTACCCAATATGCCTTACTCTTCATTGTAGTTTACTTTCCTTGCCGAACTTTCAGCGATACGCATATCTTCGGCGGACTTTTCCGCTTGCTCTCTGCGTGCGATTTCAACTTCTTCCTTTGCGTCTGTGATGAATGGCAAACGCTCTAATAATGTTTCGTCAGACGCAAGACCTTTGAGGTAATTAATCATCTGCGCTATTTCAAGTTCGTTTGCAGGCAAGTTATATGTAAATCCTATATCAACTCTGTGCGACGGCACTTCTTTCATTGCGTTTAATGTCACGAGAAAATTGTTGTAAATCTCTAAACGTTTTCTCAACGTCTTAGCGAAGTTACGTTCTTTGTTCTTGACGTGCTGCTCAAATCCCAACAGCTTGTACTTTATTGCCACACCCGACAAGTTGTTGCCGAAACTTTCGTCCGACAGGTCGGGAACGTGTGACAAACGGTGTATATCGTCCTTGATGTCGTCACGCAACACCTTTGTATCAGCCTCGTTCAGCACCTTTGACAGATACTCCGCTTTTGCGTCACCGTCACCCATTAAGATACGTTCTACCAATAGTTTTTTCGCCTGTTCGGTGTCAAGGTCGCAGTTACACAAAAATAACAGCGAATTAACGAATTGTTCCTTGTCGTTTATTCGGTCTGACATCAACACATTGTATGCGTCAATCTGTGTTATAAGCTGTTCAAAATCGCCCTGCATTTCCGTATTATTTCTGTATTCGATAATAGGTACATCAAAAAAGTAATGTGGTTCAACATTTTGCAATGACAATGCCGTATAGCTGTCAAGACCTGTGTATGTATATATAAACGATTCGTCATACACACGACAAATACTGCCTGTGCAGTAGCCGTCAAGGTCGTATTTCTTGTAGTAATACACCGCAAACAACGGCTTTTCAAATGCCGACTGTGAGTAACATACAAATGTATGCTCCGGATTCAATCGGACACTTCTCGGCTTGCTTTTTTCGTCCGCATAAATCAGTTCATATGCTTTGCCGTAAATGCTCATATTCTTTACAATTTCACTGTCCACACTCGGCATATCCTGTTCCAAATATTCGTTTTTGATTGCCTCAATATCGTATTCGTCCGACACCGCATACGTTACAGGATTGCCGACAAGATAACTCTGCGTCATATCCGTTATGTACTTTGCGTGGTTGCACATTATACGGTTGTTTGCCACGTTTTTGCCTCTTTTTCTGCGGCTTAAAATACGGTGGTCGCCCATATAGTAATCGTGCAATAATCGGTATCTCTGTCGCTCTCGCTCGTGCCGTTCAATCAATTTTGTTATGATGAACGGTGTCACACCGCCTGCGACTATATCTTCATCAATTATCATATTCCGTACTCCTCTCTTGAATAGATTTTAGCTTTCTTATCCTTGCGCCAACTCTCAACGCCGTATCTCAGTGCCGCCATTGCGTCATCAAATACATTGACAGGTTCGTCAGTATATTCGCCCGACTTTTCATCAACTCGCCAACGCCATTGCTGTATCTCTTTGATTACATTCACGCAAGACGGGTGAATATGTATCTTTCTGCCTTTCAGCCAGTCAATCTGCGATTGTATGCTGTTCGGATTTTTAACAACTGCCCTTGCTCGATAGCCTGCCTTTCGCCACATTTTTATACGGTCCGGCTCTGCACTGTCGCACCACATTGCAAGACTTTTGCTGAACTTCCCGTCAGCTTTAGTGATAATTTCGGTCGTATCCATTTCGTGTACATACAGTTCATTACAAACGTAAATATCGCCGTCCTTATAACCTAACGTTAATATGGCGTTTGCGTGATTAAATCCGAAGTCCTGTCCTATTGCCATAGCGTCAAAACGGCTCATATCTGTATCAAATTCTTCAATGCGATAATTTGAGAATATCAATCCGCCTGTTTCGCCCCATTCGCCCAAGCCGTAAATCCTGTAGCCCTCAGGGTCAACTTCTTTACGACGTAGCATACGTTGTCTGTATGCCTCGTCACAAAATCGGTTTGTTAAATATGTGCTTTGGTGCGTTAAGACGTTATCGTCCTGTATGTCGAAAAACACTTTCTTTATCCAGTGACTTGACGATACAGGGTTAAATGTCAATTTTATCTGATAAAAAAGACCGTCGGGGAGTTCACCTCTCAAACGGTCATCTATAATTTCAAAATCCTGTTGCACAAGCTCCGTAGCCTCTTCAATCCATACGTCCGTTAATTTTCCGTTTGCAAATGTGATTGATTTCAGTTTTTCACGTTGCTTGTTATCGTTGACACCACGAAATATAATCTTGTTGCCGTTTATACAGGTGAACGACAACGGGCTTTGCGTAACTCGCCACGCTCTGCCTACGCCCATACGGTTTATAGCTGATTCAAGCTCGGCAAATGTACTGTCACGGTTAGTTATATCGGACTTTCGCACACATACAAGATTACGTCCTTTGTCACGCATTAAACGAAGTATGTACAGTTGTGCGGTATCAACACTCTTGCCACTTCCGGCACTGCCTTTCATTACAACGTAACGTTTCTTGCATTGATGTACAGGCTTGAATATCGGATTGAACGGTACTGTTATGTTGTTCATTCGTCCTCACCACCGTAATCAATTTTAATGCTGTAGTCCATATCACCGTCAACGTTTAATTTGTCTGTGAACAATGCGTAGTATTTACCCAACATTTCCGCCGCTTTGTTTACGTCCGACACCTTTGTCGGTATTTCAACGCATATCGGTTGCTCCGCCTCGTCAGTGACTTTCTTGCCCTTGTCGTCATAGTGTGATTTTCGTGCTTTGCACGTCACTACAACCGTTTCGGGTTTCTCACGACGCATAACGGCGGTTAACGTCTTTAACACCTCGTCTTGCTTGGCGATAAGAGCGTCCTCTTTCTCTTTCAGCCGTTTTTGTATGTATTCTTGAATTTCAGGTTTCTTCAAGTTTTCATTTCCAATCGAATACGCTGTCTTTTCCGAATATCCCGCTCTTAACGCCGCTTGCGTCGCATTCAAATCAATCAAATATTCCTCACAAAACAACTTTTGCTTTTCAGTCACTCTTATCACCTCACTTTCACATTTTCTGTTTGATTACATCGTATAACCGTTTTTTGTCAACGCACGTTCTAACGCTCTGCGCTTGTGCCGGCACTCACACCATTTACGATTATTAAATCGCCATTTGCATATGAATAGCCATTTTGAAAATTTGTATTTTATTCTTTTAAACATTGTTTTCCTCCAAACAAAAACAGACCGCATATGATTAACACATACAATCTGTTCTAATTGAACAGCAGGCTTTGAACCTGCAACCTCCGCAATCAGATTATATAATCCTCTGCGACGCTCTAACCCGTTGAGCTATGTTCTGTACTTTAATATCTCCATTCCCACCAATCACACGAGATATTCACCCATCATCTCACGACGATACACTACCTTTTTACGAAAATAACGAGCGGTAAGATATAGAACACAAAATATTGCACTGTATATATGTTTTGCATTATTTTTTGTTTGCTCATTCTTTTCGCATTATAAATTATACCATAGGAAAAACGGACAAAACGGACAAGTTTAATTTTTTTTCAAAAATCTATTGACACGTTTTCTCACTGCATCAGCCGAATTGCCACCACCCATTTTGAACGCTATCCACTGCCACGACGGCATTATCGTTCCGTCTATGTATCTGTATCGGAATATGCGACGTGTTTCACTGTCTGATATACCGGCAACAAACAATTCAATCTTGTTTTTCTGCCATTCTAATCGTTGACGTAATATAATATTATTCTCGTTCTTTTGCGTTGGCTCAACGCCCGATACAGAAATACAGTGTTTAACGTACGGGAACTCACTGTCAGAGCCTGTGACAGTTCCGTGTACTGTACTACTGTTTATTCTGTCATTTACCTCGTTCAATTCCGCTACAATACTGCGATACTGTTTTAGCTCTTCCTTTGTCAAATTAATTCCCCCTATGCTTTCTTATCCGGTACATATTCCGGACACTTTGTTATTCTATACGAATCATACGTCTTGCGGTGTACCTTTTCAGCAGTCCACCCTTTTACAGGTTGAAAGCACCCACTCCACGAACAAGCGCCACAAGCTTTCTGACACGCCCAACATAATTGTTCTTTAACCATTTTGTACCTCGTCTAATCTCTGGACATACTCGGTAAAATACCATAGCAGTTCATCTTTGAATACTTCGATAGCTTCTTCGGCTTTTTCTTTGGTGGCGAAATATATTGTATTAGGTAATCGCATAATATAATAATACTCTGCGTACATTTCTTCAGAACTATAACTATATATAATAAACCACTTCTTTTTACTTTCATTGTTCCAATCTTCTACCGAAATAACCTTGTCATTTTGTGCCTGCCACTGTCTTAAACAACACAATAACCTATCAGCTCTTATATTGTTCTTGGCAATCTCACAGTCACTATAATAGTTACCACTGTCGTAATTTGCTTTGTCAATTTTATCTTTATTGTCTATCACTTCATGAGTACCGCCTCCCGAGTTAAAAAAATAAACGCTATATTTTTCAACCCTCTCATATCCTGTTTTAGGCTTATCCTCAATCAATCCCAGCTTTTTTAGCTGTTCAAACAATACTGTCTCTTTTAACTGTTCTTCCGATATTTCAGCTTGAACGCTTTTATCGTTCATTTTCAACTCTACTTTCATTACTGTTCCTCCTTAATTTTATTTCGTCTCAACGCTCACGCCCTCGTGCGTGTGCCAATATAATTTGTAATGATATGGGTCTGTATGTGTCCCTGTTATATCCTCAACCGCATACATTGTGTATTCGTTTAAATACACATAGTTTTTCTTATACGAATTCTCGCCCGTTTTAACAGTTATCACCAATTCGTTATTTGCATTATTGGATATACTCATATATCCCTCCGCCTCAAGCACGATATTATCTGTTCGTGCATTGTAAACGGTGATTTTTCGTTCACATTCAAAATAATCTGCCTGTTTTGACATATTGTAGTTTACCATTTCCGCCTCCGAACACGCCGTCAGCATTACTGCTATGCAAAACATCATCAATATTCCAATTATTTTTATAAATCTTCTTTTCATTTACTTTTCCTCCTCATAAAATTCCTCGCCGATTTCATATTGGTTAAAATCTTCCTCCAACCACCACCTAAACACATCATATCCTGTTTGCCATGTTCCCTCTTTGCCGTTTGCTTTTCTTGTTTTAAGCATTCGGTCAAATGCTTGTATGTATGCTTTTTCGTAGGTTGGATACCTGCGAAATTCGGTATATCTATTTTTTTTATTCGTTAATGGACAACCAACGCAACCCACACGTTTGAACCCCTCACAATACAGCGGGTTTAATTCTATCTTTTCACTTTGAACATAATTCTTCACGTCCTCGTCTTGCCAATCGACAATCGGATTGACAAGCGTTTTCGCCTGTTTTTCGCAACGTTCAAACCAACGACGTTTATCATCGTTGTCGTTATTCAATACAATTTTATTTTCTTTATTGCTATTGAAGTCCTCAAATATCCCACGTTTTGAGCGAGCATGACTTTCTGCCCGCCGTACTCCAGTTGCAATAGCTCTGCTTTTTCCCCCCTGTTCTTTTAAAACGGAACAACAATATCGCATTAACCGAGTAGGTGGCATCATTTTCAGCGGTATCAGCGACCACATAGTCACTCGCTTCCCTTTGTACATCGGTTTTTCTACAGTACATTTAACACCCTGTAACTCTAATCGTCTAAACGTATCTCTGATATGATACACCGTTTCGGGTGCATCTATTGTGGTATGATTATGTAAAACTTCAAAATCAATACCACTATTAATTGCTAACTGCAATAATACGTCGCTATCCTTGCCACCGCTATAACAGATTATCAGCGGTGCATTATATAGGCGTTCAGACGTTTCTGCACCTAAACGCAGGCGCTCAAACGCCTTTTGTTCCAAGTCCATTATTCTTCCTCCAACAATTCGGGATCATCATATATGTTGCCTATAACGCTGGCAGATTTCCCGTCACCGCACCAGTATAATAAATCTTCTCGTGGTGTCATTATCGACTCGTCTTGCCACTCTATGACAAAACCACAGTCATTACACGCACGCCGTAGGTCATATGTGTTTCTGTATTTTACTATTCCTATCCATGCTTTTTCTGTTTTAAAGTGTGGCTCATATTGGAATATATCCCCTTCAAAAACCCGTTTTCCGTTTTTGTCAGTAACTCCGGTAAACTGTCCTACGGTTTCAGGTATAACCTCAACCGCTTGTATTGTTCGTGGCATATTCCAATCCGCAAACGAATTTACTGTTATTACGCAGGATATTTCATCATCTTTTAGCTTATCATCGCCTAAACATGTTTGTCGTTTTTCCCATATATGAAAACCACCGTAAATCCATTGATTTGTTTTAGTGCTTTTACCTCGAAATATTATTTCTCGCATTATATATCTCCCTACTCTGACAATGTAAAATCTTCCTTGACAACTTCGATTTTTAGTAAACGTTCCCACTTAACGAAGCGGAATTCAACCTTATCCTCCGAGCCGTCGTCATTTTTGATAATTCTACGGTCATTGACCGCAGTTATTACTGGCTTATCGCCTGCCAATCGTAGGAATTGTTCCTGCAGTCCGATTGGTGCAACCACGGCGATAATGTCGCAGTCATCTATTTCTGCCTTTAACTCATATGCAGATTTAATTGTCTTGTTTACTTGAAAAATCTCAACATCTCCCAGTGTAGCTCTCTGTTCTTCCGTCATTGCGTGGCGTGAAAACCACAATACTTTAATCTTTTTCATAATAAAATCCTCCTTTAATTCTCCGTTGCCTTTACTCTCCCAGTGGCACTCCAATCCAACGCTTGTCCACATTCAACGCAAAGTTTATCGCCGAATAGTATATATTTACTATCGCCGCAATTAGGGCAATGGCTCAATCCACTTTCTTTGTCAATAATTATTTTCATCGGAATATCTTTTTGCTCATACTCATACAACTTCTCTATTGCCTTTTTCATCGGCTCAAAATTTTTAATTTCTCTGTCTATGGTTTCTTGTGTCACAGGCGAAAACTTTTCCGCAT